AAGTCTATCGCATCTGAAAGATCCTCGGACAGGCAGATTGACCAGCCGGACTCCTCCGGCGCGAAAAAGCCATCGTATGAGGCCATGTTGGTCTGATACTGGCCTATAGCCCCGCCGATTTCTGATAGCATGGCTTCTCCTCCTTATCCCATGACCGGCGATGCGGCGCCCTGGGCAAAGACGCCCGTGACGCCGTCTTTTATCTGCCCTACAGTCTTCGTGTCCGCGTTGCCGTTGACGGTGATATTGACTTCCTGCCGGCGGTTGTCGTTGTTGATGGTAGATTTCTGAGTCGTATTGCGCACGTTGGATACACTGCCAGAGTTTACAGGCGCCGCCTTCACGCCCGCGGCCTTCTGCATTCCGACGCTGAATGCGGTCATCTGCGCCTGCAGGTCTTTGACCTTATCGGCAGTCTTGAGCGTGCCTTTTGTTACATTGCGCTCTCCGGGCCTGCGTGCGGGATGCTGCATCAGGTAATCATCCGTATCGTAGGAGCCGGTCTTTGACCTCCTCATCTCGATGATAGCCGCCTTCTGTCGCTCAAACTCCGGATCCGCCGGTGTGCGTTCTGCCAGTTCCTCACGCTCTTCACGCTTGCTGTCCGTAATGCCGAGCGCGTCAGTCACGGACATGATGCCGCTCTTTATGCCGCCGATTGCCCGGTCGAAAATGCCGGTGATCTTGTCCCAAAGGCTTGAGAACCACCCCGTCAGCCCGCTGAAAACATTCTCAATATCATCAACAAGCGCCGAGGCGCCCTCTTTCATGCCCTGCCATACGCCGCTGACAGCGTTAAGCGCCGAGGTAAAACCGCCGGCAATCCTGTCCCAAAGGCTTGAGAACCACTCGGTCAGCCCGGAGAAGGCGTTCTCGATGCCGTCAACGAGTGCACTGGCGCTGTCCTTTATATCCTGCCATACGCCGCCGATACCGGACTTTGCCGAGTCGAAAGCTGAAAGCATGGCATTGCCTGCACTGACAGCTCCGTCACTCACTGACTGCCACGCGCCGGAAGCCTTATCCGCAATCCAACCGAGAGCCGGAGCGACAGCGGCACCCATAGCGCCGAAGGCCGCGCCGGCATCCTCGGCGAGGGCAGACGCGCCGTCCTTTATGTCCTGCCACGTGTCTGAGGCAAAATCGCCTATAGCGGTCAGCCCCTCGTCGATTTTCTCGCCAGCCCATGCCATGCTGTCGCTTATGGCCGAGACTGCGGTGGCAAAGGCGTCGGCTATAGTCTCACCAACGGCGGTAGCGCCTTCTTTCATGCCCTGCCATACGCCGTTGACGGCGTTAAGCGCCGAGGTGAACGCACCGCCGATAGCGTTTCCGGCGGCAGCCATTTTCTCAGACACGGCAGCCCGGAAAGCTGAAAGGATGCCGGCAATCAGCCCGAAAACATGAGAAACGCGATTTACAAGCCCATCCCACGCGTCTCCGGCATCGGCTACAAGCGCGTGCGCGCCGTCGTCAATACTCTGAAAAAGGTCTGCAGTCCAGTCTACCGCCTTCTGCCAGGCGTTTTTCACAGTCTCAAGAAGCGCCGCAATCCCCTCGCAGACGCCATCCCAGTTTTTATACAGCATCCAGCCTGCCGCTATCAGCAGGCCGATAGCGAGGACGATAGGATTCGCCAGTATGGAGAGCGACAGGGCGTTCCACGCCTTGCGCACCATCATCAGGACGGGCGCGACGGCGCGCATGGCGACAAACGCGGCAGTAACCTTGCCTATCGTCTTTAATAATTCAACGCCGGACGTCTTGAGCCAGTTGACAGCCTTCGTCAGCGTCTCGGTGTCACCCTTCGTGAAGCCGAGCCATTTCCAGAACGCGTCAAACTCGCTCCTGCCGCCTTTCAGATAGACAATGAGATCGTCAATCGCGAGGGCGAGCGCGAGCACAAGGCCTGCAACCCACACAAGGGGATTTTTCAGGAGTGCCGCTGTAAACTTGACCACCGCCGGGATAAGCGCCAGCGTGATGGTAGACGCGAGAATGGTTAAAAACCTGATGATATTGCCAGAGTTATGGCTTATCCAGTCGGTAAACCGATTTAGCTTGTCAAGCAGGTTTTTGACAAAGGGCATCAGCGTGCGCATAAGCTTCGCGCTGAAATCCGACATAGCTATCTGAAACTTTACAAACGCCTCGCGCCCGCGTTTGTAAAGTTCGATGTCATCTTTTGTAACTCTCTGCAGCTGAGCCTTTTTCAGCCGCTCCTCTTCAAGCTTTTTATTGTACGCCCCGGTCTGCTCCGCCACCTGCGCGACATCGGAGATATAGCCCTGCACCATCTTGCCGACGGAAAAGGCCGCAAGGAGCGGCCCTGCTATTTGCATGGCAATACTTCTTGCGACGCCGCGGGCTTTGTGCTTTAACTTGTCAAGCTTCGCGTCGGTTCTATCCACGCTGTTATTGACCCGATCCAGCCCCTGCTCGGCGCCTCTCGGATCAATGCCCAGCGCGATTAAAAGCTTGTCAACAAATACTGCCATGCTGTGCTTCCCTCTCTGCGGCCCTTTGGATTGCCCACTGGTTATAGCTGTCTACCCGGATGCACTCAAGCATCAGGAATACATCCTCATAGTCATAAACCGTTTGTAATTCCGCCAAAGTCGCGTAATGGTTGATTATCAACGGGCTTATGAGCGGGGATATATTTTCGGTTTCTGCGGCTCT